ATATAGTTTTTACACAATTAAATTCTGATGAGGATATAAAGCAAATTTCTTTATTATCTGCTGCACATGATAAAACTAATTCTTTTGTAAATGAATATGCAACTTTATCGACATACGAGGATATTATAGGAAATTATTCTTTAGATATAAATTATAACAATGCAACTCTAAAATTTGAACCAAAAGATAATATTAATTATTCTCCGATAGACTTTAGTACAACAGTAGTTTCATTTGACATTAATACAATTAGTGGAATAAGCACTTTGTCTTTGGGATCTATTGTTAATATGCAGGGATTCCACAGTAATATTGGTATTGGAAGCACTCAGTCTTCTAATGTTATTTCTATAGAAAAAAATACTATAAGGTCTGGAAAACTTTTGGTTGGTATAAGTAGTGAAGATAATAATTTCTTACAAATAAATGAATTAACATTTGTCGTTAATGATTATATAAGTTCATCTCCTACCGACCCAATAACAATAAACTTATTAGATTATGGAAAAATAGTAACTGGAAATGATTATCCCATTGGATTGGGAACATATTCTGCTTATTATGATTCTTCTGATGATAATATAAAAATTAATTTCATTCCAGATTCTTCAATTCCATTTGATGTTGATGTTGATACATCATGCATTATATTTTCAAATCATAATAGTGTTTCTACAGGATCTACTCAAATTAATACTGGAAAATTAAATTCTTACTATACTGATATTCCAATATCAACTACAGACATTACCGTAATTGCGCAATATACAAATACCACGGAATTTTCTGCTTATTTAATAGTTACGATAGAAAATAAATCTAATAATCACCATCAAGTATCTGAATTAGTTGTATTAACGGATACTAAAAATGATGATGTTAATATTACAGAATATGGATCAGTATTTAAAGAAAGATTAGGTTACTTTAGTGCACAAGTTTCTGGTGACATAACATCTATAATTTTTACTCCAATTGTATTAGATGATCTAGAATGTAGATCATTTGTAATATCTTTAGGTGAACCAAATACTAATTCAAGCGTAGAAGAAATCAATTTAGGAAATATTTCAATCAGTGGATCAAATATCTTCTATGGTGGATATAGTGTAACTTTAAATAGGAGTTTTGAACTTTATAATAATTTCCAACCAATTTTTAGAAGAACATTTGATGCTAGCGATCCAAGAATAGTAAGTATAGCAAATAGTTCAATATATTCATACGATCATAATTTTTCAACAGGAGAAAAACTGAAGTATTATTATGAAAATGGAAATATCCCAATAAAAATAAATCCAACAAATATACCCGGAATAGGAGTAACTGATATATTGCCATCAGAAGTATATGCAGTAAAACTTAACAAATCTCAAATAAGGTTGGCAGCATCTGCAGAAGATGCACTAAAACCAATACCAAATATATTACCAATAAGTTCTGTTGGTATCGGTTCAACACACACTCTTTTAGCAACAAAACAAAATGAAAAGTGTTTAATAACAATAGATAATGTAATACAATCTCCATTGTCAAAAACAAAGTATTTTACTTATTGTGATGGGGATGTGAATGATACTCAAACACTGATAAAATTTACTGGAATAGGATCTATATTTACTGGAGACTTAGTAAAAATAGATGATGAGTTTTTATTGATAGATGATGTAGGTATTGGAACAGATCTATATTTATGTCGCGTAAGACGTAATTGGATGAATACTGGAATTCAAACTCATTCTTCTAATTCCGAAGTAAGAAAATATAGTGGAAATTATAATATTCACAGAAATATTTTAACTTTTGTTGGGGATATTATTAAAGATGTTCCAGTAGAAACTAATGATCCGGATGAAGTTGATTTTAGTGAAATACAAACGAGTTCATCATTTTATGGTAGAGTATTCCTTAGGTCTGGAATTATTGGTTCATCAAGTACAACATATGCTAATAATTATGTTTTTGATGATATTTCATCCGAATTTAAAAATATACAAACTGATTACTTATTAAAATCTGATGAAAAAAATATTAGTGATATTAATGAGTTTAATGGTGGAATAATTCTAATAAAAGATGTTTATCAACTTCCAAGAAGACTTGGAACTCCCGATATAGAGGGTTCTTACTACTTTGGAGAATCCGGAATAGGTACAATTTATTTTACTGGTTCTAAAAATTCTCAAACATATGATATAAATTCATTTAGTTTACCAGTAGGTGGAGTAATACAATCTGTAAAAAGTTTTGAAGGATCTGGATATCGACCATTAGTTTGTGCTGGTGGTACAGCAATTATAAATCTGCCAGGAGTATTGCAGGGAGTATCTGTAGAATCTTATGGATCTGGTTATAGAGAAAATATCCAACCTTTAGTAAACGTAAAAATAATATCATCATCAAGTACTGAAAAATATAAAACAATTACAGTTGGATTTGCAAACATAGTAGATGGTAAGATTGATTCAGTAACAATTAATAATCCTGTTTCAAATTTGGATCCAAACAATCCTCCAAAAGTATTAATTGATGACCCCCTACCATATTCAAACATTCCTCTAATTTATAGTTCATCATCTCCTAATATTGGAGTTGGTACTGAAGCCACTGTAGACTTAATTGTTAGTCAAGATGGATCCATACAATCCTTCAATATTAAAAATTATGGATATTCATACGATAATCTTGAAATTTTAACAATTCCTATTGATGATGGTTATGGAATACCTACAGATCAATCTAATTTTAATGAATTTACTATAGAAATAGAAAAAGTTTATAATGATAAGTTCTCTGGGTGGACCATGGGTGAATTTACCCCCTTGGATAACATAGAAAATCTATTTAATTCTCAGAGAAAAACTTTCCCTCTATCTATCGATAGTGAAATATATCCTATTACAACGAAAATGGGATCTAGTATTGATCTTAAAATGACTTTACTTGTATTCATTAATAATATTTTACAAAGACCGGATATTGGATACACTTTTGAGGGAGGAAGTTTCATAACATTCTCTGAACCTCCTAAGAAAGGTGATCGATGTGAAATAGTATTTTACAAAGGAACTCCTGGAGTTGATGTTGTATTTAAAGATATAACAGAATCTATAGAAATAGGAGATAATGTCAGATTAGAAAGTTCTGATATATTTTATAATCAAGATTTCAGGAATGTTAAAGATATAAAATCTATAGATTCTATAATCACTAACCCATACTCAGGACCTGGAATAAGTTCAGACTTTAATATTGAAAGACCTATCATATGGTGTAAACAGCGTGATGATATTGTTTCTAGTGATGGTTATATAACAAAAGACAGGGCAATTTATGAACCCAACATACACCCATCAACAAAAATTATTTCTGGAGTTGGTGTTGGATCAACACATATATTTGTGGATTCATTATTACCATTTTTCTACAACAAAAAAGAAAATATTTCAAATGAAAAGAGTAGATCAATTCAGATAGTTTCTAATGTTCAACCAACACAAGCATCTGCTACTGCTGTACTGAATGCTTCTGGAATTTTGACATCATTTATTATAACAAATCAGGGATATGCATATTCATCTCCACCAGAGTTATTTGTAGATATTCCAGTTGGTATTGCAGCATCTTTTAGACCTGTATTAAAATCAAATATAAACATTTTAGGAAAACTCACATCTATTGACATAATAAGTTCCCCAATTGAATTCTCAAGTATACCATCAGTAACAATACAACCACCACAATCTCTTGTGGAAACTATAGATGATGTTTTTTATCAAGGAGATTATGGAACTATTGTTGGTATATCTACAACAAGTGTTTCTGAAGCAAATAAAGGAATAATATTCCAACTACAAATATCTTCAGATTCTTTGCTAAAAGACGATCTTTACTCTTATGATGTTGTTAATACATCTCAATTGAAGAAAAATTATTATTTTAAAGTATTCAATTCTAATATTGGATCTGGTGTTACCTCTCTCGATAAAAATGGAAATACTGTTTCTGTTGGAAGTTCATATTTAGATAATGTTTATAAAGTAATAGATACTTTTAATATAGATAATATTATTAATTCTGATACAACGGTGATAGATATATCAGAATTTGATTCTCCAACACAAGTAGCAGATTCTATTTCTTTAACAATAGATGATGGTGCGGAACTTACAATAAACGAATTTAATAATTTGGAAGTTTTGGTAAGTGTTAGTGATTACAATGGATTAATATCTGATATAAGTACTTTGAGTTCAACTTATATTGGTGATTATAGTTGGGGAAGAATTATCGCAACTAAGAGGACAAGTCCAAAGAATTTTGATGTTGGTTTTGATAACAATTTTTCAAACTTAAATAATAATCCTACTTTATGGAGAAAAAATTCATTGGCGTATAAATTCTATAATAAATAATTAAAAAATAAAAATGGCGGCAATAATAACAGATCAACTAAGAATATTAAATTCAAAGAATTTTGTTAGTGCATTAAAAGATGCCAATAATTCTTTTTATTCATTTATTGGATTAACTAATCCATATGATTATGATAGTAATTGGAATGTTACTCCACCATCCCCAAAAGACAACCTGGATGAACAAAATAAATTCTGGGAGACTATCATATCATTAAAAAAAATAACAGCATCTGATGTTAGACATGTAATTAGAAAAATTACATGGTCTGAAGAAACTGTGTATGACATGTATAGACATGATATTAGTAGAACAAACGTTTCAAATTATTCAAAAGCAACTAATTTATACGCATCAAATTTTTATGTGTTAAATGAAGATTATAGAGTTTATATGTGTTTAAATAATGGAACAGACCCAGAACACCCCGAGGGGAGACCATCTTTAGATCAACCTAGATTTACTGATTTAGAACCAAAATCTGCTGGGTTAAGTGGAGATGGATACATATGGAAATATCTCTTTACAATAAAACCAAGTGATATCGTAAAATTTGATTCTAAAGATTATATACCAATACCAGATTCATGGGAGACTAATATTGATACCTCTGCAGTAAGAACAAATGCTCAAACATCGGGACAATTAAAAGTTATTTTAATAGAAAATAGGGGAGTTGGTTTAGGAACTGCTAATTCAATTTATACAAATATTCCTATAAAGGGTGATGGTATAAATGGAGAAGCTTCAATAATTATTGGAAATGACTCTAGAGTTGATAGCGTTGTAGTAACTAATGGAGGATCTGGGTATACTTATGGAATATTAGATTATAAATCTGCAGGATTTCCAATAAATATTGCACCAAAATTTAAAGTAATAATTCCACCAAAAGACGGACATGGATTTGATATATACAAAGATCTAGGTGCTTATAATGTTATGATATTTTCTAATATTGAAAATGATTTAGAAAATCCGGATTTTATTTTAGAAAATAAAGTTTCAAGAATAGGAATAATTGAAAATCCTCAGGCATATGATTCTACAGATTTATTGGATTTAGACAAATCAAGTGCAGTTGGTGCTCTAAAACTTAAAGGAACTGAATATAATATTGTTTCATTTGACCAAAATAGTTTAATTTATCAAACAGTTGGGACTGGTTCTACTGCGGTAGGTAGAGTTATATCTTACAATAAGCTAACTGGAGTATTAAAGTATTGGCAGGATAGACATCTTTATGGTATAAACTATGATGATACATTAGATACAACACCGGATTATGGATTCAATCCTATCCAATTTACATCAAACCCCAATGCAGGAGGATCTTTAAATATTGTTGGAAATAATGGCACCGTGACTTTGCAAATAGATAACTCATTTGATGGGTCATCTCTTCAAATAAATAATAAAACATATAATTTAGGCCAGGTTTTTAATAATGGAATTGCGAATCCAGAAGTTAAAAAATATTCTGGAAATATAGTGTATGTTGACAATAGACCTCCAATAACTAGGTCTTTAAATCAGAAAGAACTTATTAAAGTTATACTTCAATTTTAAACATCATGCC